GCTAGATCTTTAACTTTTACTAATGGTGCTTTATCAAATGGTAAAAATGAAGTTATTAAATTAACAGGAACTTTAGCTTCTAACTTAACAGTTAGTATTCCAAACTCAGTTGAAAAAACTTATTTAGTTGAAGATGCATGTAATCACGCTGGTTATACTTTAACTTTTAAAACTGCATCTGGAACAGGTGTTCTTTTATGTGAAGGAAATAATTATACATTATATTCTGATGGAACTAATGTTGTAAAACTTCATGAACAAAGAAATTGGAGAGCAGTATCGGCAGCAGAGACAGTTCAAGCTGGTGCTAAACTTTTAGTAAATACAAATGGTGGAGCAGTAACAATTACACTCCCAGCCTCACCTGCTACAGGAGATGAAGTACATTTTGTAGATCAAGGCTATGATTTCAATACTAACGCATTGACTGTTGGTAGAAACTCTTCTAATATAGCTAATGCAGCATCTGATCTTGTTGTTAATACACAAGGTGCAGCTTTTTCATTAGTATTCTCAGGAGATGCTACAACAGGATGGACTTACACGGAGAAATAATATGTCAAATTACGAAGCAACAAAATACGATTTTTCAGGAGCAAACCTTACAGGTATCGAAGGAATTCCTACAGCTACTATTGTGCCGTGGTCTTCTGCATCAGTGCCAGCAGGTTTCTTAGAGTGTAATGGTCAGGCAGTTTCAAGATCAACGTACTCTGCATTATTTGCAATCGTAGGTACAACTTATGGAGCTGGAGACGGTTCATCAACTTTTCTTGTACCAGACTTACAAAATAATGTAGCAGTTGGAAAATCAAATAATAAAGCTTTAGCATCTACTGGTGGAGCTGACACTGTATCCTCAACTGGAAACATTGCTGGTTCAACAGCGAATGCAACTTTATCTACAGGACAACTTGCATCGCACTCCCATAGTAATACTCAGTATGGACAACCTACAGGTAATCCTAATACTACTAGATTCCGTGCTGGAAACCAATGGACATCTGGCGCTCACACTGCTAATTCTAACAACGCTGGATCTGGACAAGGTCACTCTCATAATATGAGTGCAAACTTTAGTGGAGATGCAACATCAGTTTTACAACCTTATTTAACAGTGATATATATTATTAAAACGTAGGAGAAAAAATGGCAACAAATTCAAATTGGACAGTAGTATTCGAAGACAAACTTATTATTAAACAAAGTGGGGATGCAGCTGGAACTAGTCACAAAATTGATGATAGTGCTTTTTGGAGTCACTCTAAATTTTCAAATATTTGGGCCATTCAATATGGAACATCAAATTCAGGTGATACTGTAGAATACAGAGATGGGACCTCTCATTCTAGTTGGGAAGATGCCAACTTAGGTGATTTTTCAGATTTTACTAATAGATGGGACTCAGCTCACTTAGCTCACTTACAATTTAATTGGGACAATGATAATATTGATGAAGAAACTGAAGCAGATAAAATTGCTAGATTAGGTGCGAGACCTACTTCATACTCCTCTTAACATCATCCAAGAAGTTATAATATATTTTTCACCTGCTAAAGGTGAGTTTCCTCTATGAACATAAGGAAAAGCAGCGGGCCAAATAACTATTCTACCCTTTTTAGGTTTTACTCTTTTAGAAAAATGTAAAAATTCTGTTTCTCCACCTTCTTCTACATCATTTAAATATATTGAAAAAACAAATGCTCTAGGTTCTTGGTCCCAACCTTTTCCATGTTCAACGTGCCAAAGATGATAACCTTCTGTAGGCAAAGTTTTTTGAATTTTTAAAGTAGTATAATGAAAAGGAACACCATAGGAATCTTCTGCTCCAGTATTTTGAATATAATGATTCCAGGCTATATCAAAATTTACTATAATTGGTTTTAATGTTTCCCACCATACATCCATAGTATTAGTAGACGCAAAAAATTGTTGATCTTGTTTATGTAATATAGATGCTCTTTCAAAACCTATTCTATTAATTGTATTATTAAATTTATTTTGGTCTTCAAATAATTGTATTGCTTTATTACATTCTTCTTTAGTAATGTAATTATCATATACACCTATAAAATTATTTATATTAACTGTTTTTTCGTTCATTTATTTTCCTTTATTTTATAAACATTTGTATTGATACTCTTGGTATAATTGGACTTAACACAGGATTAACTTTATGTTCAAGAGGAGCTTTTATTATTACTAAAGAATTACCTACTACAGGTATAAAACCATGATTGTTTTCTGACTTAAACATTAACTCTCCACCAAACTGAGTATTCCATCTGTTATTAATATAATATGTTGCTCCATATGTCCAACTGCCATCATTATGCCAATTAATACCTGCTCCTTTTTCCATATAATGAATATTACTAAGAATATCTTTAAAATTTTTTAATTGATAAAATTGATTATGATGAGTTAAAGTTTTTAATTTTTCAAATGGGGGATAATTTTTTACCCCTACTCTTTTTGGAGGAACTATATTATTTATTAATTCCTCTGACCATATATCTTTAGATGAATGTAGGTTTATTTTATTACGTTCTTTAAATATAGAATCATGAATACCTTTATAAGTAGAATAATCTAAAAAATTTTGAATATAATAAAGTTTATCTGGTATTGAATATATTAATTTCATGATTGTAAAAAACAATTAATTGAATATCTAGTGCCTTTTATTACGGGTTCAGTTCCATGAATCCAAATAGGTTCTGCCGGGAATATCAAAGCATCTCCAGTTTTAAATACTTCCTTAATTTGACCATTAAAAAATTTAAACTCTCCTCCTTCATAATCTTCATTTAAATTTAAGGTACATGAAGCCCTAATATCTGAACTAACATCTGTATGATCTTTAATACAATGTCCTGTTTCATATTTTAATATTCTAATATTTGAACTAGAATTAATTAAATTATTATCGAAAGAAGGACAGATATTTTTTTGTATATGAAAAACATAATTTGTTATCATTATGGATATAAATTTTTTAGCTTCGTTTAAAGCGTATAATATATCTTTATTGGGGTTATTTATTTGAGATAGATTTAAACATTTAAAATTATCTTCTTCAATTTTTTTAGTTTCATATTTATAGCTTTCTTCTGGGAAACTTAATTCCGGATATTTTTCAAAAATATTTATTATTTTTTGACAAACACTTTTAGGAACTAATCCATTGAGTCTATACTTTAAATCTGATATTTTATGATTGTAAGGCATGATTTAATTTTTTTGCATATTCAAAATGATTATTTTCTACAATATTAAAGATTAAACTGTATCTATTGTTGTCCCCTTGATACAGATCAAAACCATGTAATATTTGAGGTGGAAATATATAATAATCACCTGGCTCTGGTGTTATTTTTAAATTTAATTCAGGCAGTATTAAATCACATCCTTTTGTTAGATATAATATACCATGTAAACATTGATGTGTATGATAATTTAAACTGTCTCCTTTTTTTATTTCATTACCCCAGGCATTTTCAATAGTCTTTCTTTGTAAAAAATGTTTAAATATATCGGGATGTGTAGTTTGATGTTTATTTATTAAAAAAGTTATAAAATTAATGAAATCAGGTTTATCTATAAAATAATTCCAATCAGTCATGCCGCCTTTTACATTGGTGTAATTTTTCATTTTAGAATCTAAATTAGATTTTATAGATATAATAAAATTATGTATGATTTCTGGATAAGAATAATTACCAAATATAATATTTATAGATCTAGGATAAGTAATATTTAAACTACTTTTATTTTCATTTAATTGATTATTTTTATCTAGTAAGCTAATCATTTCTGTTTAAGGCGTATACATATAATTTATATCACTCTTTTGTAAAGTCAACACAGCATCATTAAAAGTTTCCACTATTGGATAACCTTTTAAATTAAATGATGTATTCAATAATATAGGTACTCCTGTTTTTTGATAAAATAAATTTATTAAATCATAGTAATTAGGATTTTGTTCACGTTTTAAAGTTTGAAATCTACAGGTATTATCAACATGAACACACGCAGGAACTTGATCAATTGATTTTTGTTTAGCATCGATAGCAAAGGTCATGTAGGGCGATTCATCTAATGTATGCATATCTAAATAATCATGTCTATATTCATAGAGAATTGTTGCGGCAGTTGGTCTCCACCATTGCCTACCTTTTATTTTATTTACTATTTCTTTTGCATCTTTATTTCGTGGATCAAATAACATAGAGCGATTACCTAACGCACGTGCTCCCCATTCAGAGTGTCCTTGAAATATAGCAACTACTTGTTGATCTAATATTTTCTCTATTGCTTCTTCTTTAGTTTTTAAAATTGTGTGCATAATTGGATGCTGCAAAACCTGCACCAACTGCTGTTCCTCCATCATGAGCTATTGGATCTACAAAAAAATTTAATTCAGGAAAATATTTTACAAGTTTAAAATTATTAGAACAATTTAAGTGATATCCCCCTGACAATATAATATTTTTACAATCACTATAAGTCATTGCTTTTTCAATTAATTTTATTCTTTCTTGTAAAGTTTCTTCTTGTGCTTTATGTGCAAGTTCTAAAACATTTTTATCTAAATTTGTATCTGTATTTTTATATGCAGCTATACCCATTAATTGTCCTTCTTCATTATTTTTAAAACCTGCTTCTTCTCTATATTTTAAATACTTTAAACCACCACATATATTATTGCTTACTTTATAATCTATATTGTTTATTTTAATATTTTTTTCAGAGAAGGGTAATTCTAAAAAATTATATCTACCAGAACTATGGTGTTTATATAAAGCTTTTATATTTTTTTTATTAACATAAAAAATAGATTCTAAGGCATTAAAATTACTCATAGAATCTATTTTTATATCCATGTTTGATAATTTTTCTCCACCACCATCGCATACTACACCAATAGCTTCATCGTATTTACTAAAATAAAAACCACTTAATGCATGAAAAATATGGTGTTCTCTAAAATAAAATTTTAATTCTTTGTATTTAATTTGTTTTAAATAAGACTCTATAAAATCTTTTTCAATTAAAATAAATCCTCTATCAAAAGAAACAAACACAACTAAATCAAAAGTAATATTTTTAAATTTATCTAACGCCTTATACTTGTAAGAATCATGATAAAAAGGATCTAGTGTTTCAAAATTTTTAATTTTATTAAACCTATCTTCTTCATAATATTCTTTTAAAATATCATCTTCAAAATAAGCAAACGAAACATTATGTGAAGTATTTATACCTAATATTCTTTTCACTTTTGATCTTTCATTTTTTATAAAAAATAGTATAATGAATTATATATTGTATAAAGTAAAGTGATAAAGATAATAAATAATTTTTTTGACAAAGACGTCTTAGATAGAGTTCAAAAACATGTAACTACTAATCTATATTACACTCCTAGTTGGTTTGAAGGACAGGAAAAAACAAAAGAAAATTATTATGGTGATAGGTTTTTTTTAAATGATGACCTTGAATTAAAAAAAATGTTTATTAAACAAGCAGAAAATAAATTTAAAATTAAGATTATAGACATAAATTCAGCTAGTGGAATTGATCTAAGAAACTTAGATCATTTTAAACCTCACACAGATGATGGTTTAGCTAAGATAAATATTTTAATAATGTTGTATGGACCTATAGCTGTTTCAAATGGCACTGTTTTTTATAGTAATGAATTAGATATACATGTGGGTTTTAGACCAAACAGAGCTGTGCTATTTCCTTCTAACTGGATGCATAGTCAACATGCGAGCAAAGACAAAGGTATTAGAAGATATACTTCTACTCTTTTTGTGAAAGATTATCAGGATGTTCTTTAGATAATTCTATTATTAACATACTTTCATTCTCTATAAAACTAATATATAAGCTACTATATGCTACAAAAATTAAATTTTAAGCCTGGCTTTAACAAACAAGACACCGAATCTGGTGCCGAAGGTCAATGGACAGATGGTGATTTTGTTAGATTTAGATATGGACTACCTGAGAAAATAGGTGGTTGGAATCAATTAACAGCTGCCTCAAAAACTTTACCAGGTGCAGCTAGAAAACAACATGCTTTCACTTCTTTTGCTGGTGAGAAATACACAGCTATTGGAACATCACAAGGTTTATTTTTATATTATGGCAATGATTTTTTTGACATTACACCCTTAGATACAGCTATTACAGGATGCACTATAACAACTGTTAATGGTTCAAATACTGTAACTATAAATAAAGGATCTCACGGTTTAGCTAAAGGAAGATACGTAACTTTATCTAGTGTAACGGTTACAGGTGCATCTGATTTTACAGCAGCTGAATTACAACAAGTTTATGAAATATTAACTGTCCCTGATGTAGACAAGTTTACAATACAAGCTTCTAGAAATGAGGGAGGCACAGGTATGACTGCAGCCGGTGCTGCAACTGTTAATCCTTATGTTGAAGTGGGTCCTACTTTTCAAACTGCAGGTTATGGTTGGGGAACTTACTTATGGAACGATAGTACCTGGGGAACTGAAAGAACAGTAAGTAACGTGATTCTGGATCCAGGCAACTGGAGTCTTGATAACTTTGGTGAAGTCTTAGTTGCAACTGTATTTAATGGTAAAACTTTTACTTGGGATGCTGGAGCTGCAACACCTAGAGGTAACAGAGCTTCCCAGTCAACAACTAATTTTAACACGACAAACAATCCTACAGCCACTAGAATTTCTATTGTATCAGATAGAGACAGACATTTATTTCACATGGGAACTGAAACAACTATAGGTAATACTGCAACACAAGATCCTATGTTTGTAAGATTTTCTAATCAAGAAGATTTAAATACGTATGCACCAACAGCAACTAATACAGCAGGTACTTTTAGATTAGATACTGGTAATGAAATTAGAGCAGCTATACAAGGTAAAGATTATATTTTTGTAGCAACTGATCTTGCAGCTTATGTAATTCAATTTGTTGGTCCGCCATTTACTTTTTCTGTTAGACAAGTTGGTACTAACTGTGGATGTATTGGTCAGCATGCTATGTCTTATGCAAATGGTGCTGTGTGGTGGATGTCAGCCGAAGGTGGTTTTTTTGTTTATGATGGTACAGTTAAATCATTACCATCACTTGTAGAAGATTTTGTATTTAGCACAGACGGAGATAACTTAGGTATTAATTTAAATTCAAGAGATGTTATTTATTCTTCTCCCAATTCTTTATATACAGAAATAAATTGGTTCTATCCAAAATCAGGATCTGATCAAGTTGATAGATGTGTAACTTATAATTACTCAGAAAATGTTTGGACCACTTCATCTTTAGCTAGAACTACATATCAGGATCAAGGGGTATTTAATGCTCCTTATGCAACAGAATATACTGATACAGCTACACCTGTATTTCCAGATATATTAGGTATTACAAATTTCTATGGAGCTAGTATCTACTATGCTCATGAAGTAGGAACCGATCAAGTCAACAGTACAGGCACAACTTCTATTGATGCTTTTATTAGATCTGGAGATTGGGATATTACTTCACGTAAGAGCGCCTTGGGTCAGGCAACAGGGGTTGCTGATTATAGAGGTGATGGAGAATTTTTTATGTCAGTCAAAAGATTTATACCTGATTTTAAATACCAGACAGGTAATGCTCAAGTAACTTTATTTGTAAGTAGTTATCCAGATGATGTAGCAGTTAGCTCACCTCTTGGACCCTTTACAATAACATCTTCCACTGATAAGGTAGATACAAGAGCTAGAGGCAGATTAGTTTCTGTCCAGATAGCTAACACAGCAGTAGGTGAGTCATGGAGATATGGCACACTTAGATTAGATGCACAACCGGACGGAAGAAGATAATGCCACCATATGGAATAGATACTTTACTAAATAGAAACTTTGATTCTCAAGGTTTTTTTGAATCACCAGTAGAATCTATTTATGATCCTGCATTTGGTACTCTAAACTATCAAACAGCTTATGGCCCTGCTCCTTACACAGGAAATATACCTTTAACATCTTATCGTGTTCAACCAGGAATTGAATATTTAAGTGATGTAGATGGAAGATTTAAAAATTTAGGTTTTCAGGGAGATTCAGAGTTACCTTCTTTTGGTGGTTCAGGTAATCCTAGATTTAATCAATTTGGAAAAGATATAGACTTTATTAATGCGCCTCAAGATATTTACCCTGAAGCAGTTCCACCAGATTTTATTAATGCGCCTCAAGATATTTATCCACGTAATTTAACTTCAACAAGAGGTTTACCAACTTTAGATTTACAAAACTTACCTGCAAATATGGGCGTAGCTAATGAAGACGATGTTGAACAAGTAGATTCATTAACAGGTGAAAAAAAGTCAAATGGTATAGTAGATTTATTTAAAGCACTAATTGGTTTTGCAGTACCTGGAGCTAGTTTCTTTTTAAACAAAGGACAGGGTGCACTGGATGGAATTAAAAGTTTAAATCAAAAAATACGTAATACAGATTTTGCTAAGTCTTCAAGTTTAGCTGATTACTTTGATGCTAGAAGTTATGGTGGCAGAGATGCAAGAGATAGAGCATCGCAAAAAACAATGAGAGAAGCTAGAGCTATTCAAAAACAAGTTGATATGAGACCGTCATCTATTCAAACTAATCAAGATAGAGGAAGAGGAGATAGACCTGGTGGAGCTAACTATTCAGCTCCTTCTAAACCTTCTAGAGCAAGCAGCTATAGAGATTCATCATCATTTGGAAGGAGTTTCCATGGCTAAAATAACTAATTACATACCTGAACCAAAAGAAGAATATGATGTAGATAATCAAAGACAGATTATGGAATCTTTAAATACAATGAAACAACAACTTAATTTTTCTTTTCAAGAAGATTTAAAAAACGAACTAGATACTTTTAATTACTTTTTATCATGAGTATACAATATAAAAATGCATCTAAGATATTAGACGGAACAGCTATGACAACTGTTTTGACTATATCAACATCGGCTGTGGCTATTATAAAATCTGTATATGTATCTAATAATAGCACTGGAGCTGTATTAGTTAATTGTGATTTAAGAGATTCATCTGCTAGTACAGATGTAGAATTTTTTAGAAAGGATATAC